CAGCGAGGCTGTCAACGAGGTCGAGCATGACCTCGACCAGCTAATCGGAGAGGGGTGGGCAGACCCGCTCTACGAGGAGGCTGTCCAGGTCTCGCTTGAGAGCGACGTGCTCCCCACGCTGCGAGAGAGCCTCGACACCGTGCTGCGATTCTGCGACGAGTGGAGCAGATGAGCCAACCCAAACGAAAGCTACTCGTCTCGCTGCGGGCATTGATTGCCCGTGGCGGGGCGGGCGCAGGGACGCACACCAACCGAGAGATGGACCTCCGCAAGGGGAGGTCTCGCAAGACCAAGCACAAATCAAGGAGACACGACAATGACTAGGGACGACGTGATGACGCTGGAGACGGTCCTGTGCGAGGGCACGATGGACATGGAGACGGTGTCGAGGATGCAGAGCATGCTCTACGGGATGGACTCCCCCGTGGGCTCCACCCAAATAAGACTGATGAGCCTTCTGACCTGCCTCGATGAGGCTGAGGATGAGTTGACCGAGATGGGTGGCGACCAGGACGATGAGCGAGTCTCGCACCTGTGGCACAGGATGCGGATGGGCATCGACAGTCTCAACGACGCGATGGACCGTGAGAGGTTCCGTGCGACGACGCTCGAGGCTCTTCGGGCAATGAGCAACGGGTTCGGCATGGACCTGGGGGGTGGGGCATGACGCGGGCAGTGACCGTGACGGTTGGGCGAGAGTCTGAGAAGCCGGGTACAGGCTGGGAGGACATCTCGGTCGAACTCATGGAGGTCGAGGGTCGGTGGACCGTCCGCTACGCCATCGGTGAGGATGGTGACGACGTGACGCTGAGTGATGACGAGAGGATCGCAGCAATGCTCATGGCATGGGCTGGCAATGACGAGACAGGCCGATAACACACAACGGAGGACGAGGACGATGACGAGGTATGCATACCTGCGGGGAACCGCAGCAGAGAGACACCATCAGAGCAACTGTCTATATGATTCAGACCTTCTCTCTGAGGCGTGGAGAGACAGGGACCAAACATTCGACGAGTCCATCAGGGACACATCGACCATCGAGACACCGCTGGAGTCTCGAAAGGCAGTGCGGTCCCTGCTGGCTCGAGTCGGAGCGGGAGACACCGTCTTCCTCGCCTCGCTGTCGGATGTGTCAAACGACCCGCTGCAGGCGTCAGTGTTCGCTGGGATGATCACAAGCTCTGGAGCCTCGCTTCAGCCCGTAGACGGAGCCCCGGAGGCTGAGGTGAGCATGACCATGTCGGGCATGGTTGCTCTCATGGAGACCCACCGGAGGGTGTCCGAAGCGGTCAGCAAGGCTCGACGTGTCATCGACAACGACCGAGTGTTCCAGGGGGGCCGAGTGCCCTACGGAAAGCGTCTCGAGAACGGCTTTCTCATGGTCGATGAGCATGAGCAGGAGGGGATCGCCCACGCTATCTCTCTGCGGTCGAAGGGGATGTCTCTGCACAAGATATGTCGGAGACTGGAGGAGTTGGGGTACAGGCCGAAGAGCGGACGCCAGTGGTACGCGACGGGGGTCCGGCGACTCATCAATTCGCACTCGGACAAGCCATGAGCCCGACTCTTAGCCGAGTTCTTCTTTCTGGGGGCATGGACTCCACCCTATGTCTCATCCTTGCTCTGCGAGAAAACCCATCAGTCGAAGCTGTAGCATGCGACTACGGGCAGAGGCATCGACGTGAACTTGGACAGGCTGTTCTCATCGCACAAACTCTCTCTGTCCCCCTGAGGGTCGTTCGCGGGCTCGATGTCGGAACAGGACGGCTTACAGGGGAGTCGGGCGAACTCGACTCTGCTGGTGCGGTGCTTCCCGGTCGCAATCGAGCACTTATTCGAGCCGCAGGATGGCTGGACGGAATACGGGCTGACAAGGTCTGGATAGGGGCTACAGCAGACGACTATGAGTCGTTCGTTGACTGCAGGCGATCTTATTTTGACGACCTGGAGGCAGAGTGGGCTCCTCGAGAGGGTTCTACGATGACGATTTGCTCTCCCCTCGTCACAAAGAGGAAGTCACAAATCGTTTCGATGTTTCGCGAGTACGGAGCAAGCAACCTCCTGACCCACACATATTCCTGTTACCGGGGAGAGAAACTCGCTTGTGGGCACTGCGGCGCGTGTCGCTCACGGGTACAGGGCTTCTATGAGGCTGGAGTGAGAGACCCAGGGGCCTATTTTGACAGGAGCCTGCTCTCACCATGCACATCCTGCCTCGTCATGGGCAAACCAACCCCTCCTGGCATTCGATGTCACGGTTCCGGTGGATGGTCTGACTCTCATCGCGAGAGGAAGGAAGGATGAGTCACGCACAGGAGGTTTGCGCTCGTTTGCAGGAAAACATAAACGAATCGCCAGTAACTGACCCAGCAAATGGACGTGAATACCTAGAGTACAAGCCTTCTTCGTCACCTTTTTTGTCGATGGGTCGGGTTTCTGGGCCGATGATCCCATACGCATCGCGGACACCCATGCGAAATGCGGTCGATGCGATGGTGAAGTACGGGTGGAGGATGCTAATTGAGCCGTCTCAAGAGGAGTTCTCGTATGGCATGACACCGTCACCACTTCCCTACATGGTAGACAACGGAGCTTGGGGATGCTCGCAAAGAGGTATTGAGTGGGACGGAAATTTGTTTCTCAACTATTTGGGAAAGTGGGGCAGCTCTGCAGACATGGTTGTCCTACCCGACATTGTTTCGGGTGGAGGCAAAAGCCTTGAGTTGTCTGTCCGTTGGATAGACGTGGTGCAAGCCTTTGGGTCGCCAATTCTCCTGGCAGTCCAAGATGGAATGAGTGAAGAGGATGTTCGGCCCATCCTGTTACGGCACAATGTTGGGCTTTTTGTGGGCGGTTCCACCGAGTGGAAGTTGAAGACCCTTCCCCTGTGGGGTCGGATCGCTAGGGAGGTCGGCTGCTGGGCGCACGCTGCAAGAGTGAACACGGCAAAAAGGGTGAAAGCCTGCCAGTTGGCCGGGATGAACTCTTTCGACGGAACCACTGTGACCAAATGGCCCTCTACTATTCGACTTGTTGACAACGCGAGGAGACAAACATGTCTATTCCGATGACCGACCACACACGATGCGTCGTCCGCTCCACCCTCTATGGTCCGTGGGCCTCCTGCGGTCCTGAGTGCCTTGTGGTGGAGCGTTACGCTTGGGGCATGGGGGCACGGGGAGAGCCGCTCCCTGATGAGGTGCCAGACCTCGCACGGGAGGCGTGGCAGCATGGCGAGCGAGTGACCAGGAGGGCGAGGCGATGATGAAAAGACTGTTGATAGCTCTGGCTCTCTCCTTTCCCGTGTCGCTCGCTGCTGGGGATGACCCCGAAGTCCTGATGAAGTCTCGATGCGTGGGGGAGTGGGAGGATGACTTCCGCATGCAGAGGTACTGCGTGGACAAGGAAATTGTCTCCATGACCCAGGTCGGGGAGTACATCGAGAAGCATGGTCTGCATGAGAAGGATTCGTCCGACCCCCGATATCGGATCTTGTCGAAGTGCCTCTACGAGTGGACCGACGAGCACGGCCCATATTGGAGGATGGTCCACTATTGCAATCGGAAGCAGGCCGAAGCCTGGGAGTCGATGAGATGATCTCGCCCACACCCTTGACCCCGAACCCAGCGGACCACTAGAGTCCATCCACGTCCTTCGGGTCGCTCTTGGTTGAGCCTCCCCCCTTGTCTCCGGTTGATCCCCGGAAAACGGCAAGGGGGGGGGTAGAGAGCGCCCGAACCACCAAGAGCGAGAAGACAAGTCTCTCGCCGCACCCTGCCGTCTCACGGCATCGGAGAGTTGCGCCATGAAGAGATACAACCGCGTGTCGAGGAACCTGTGGACTGACGGTGGGCTCATCAAGCTCGAGCCGATCAAGTTCTCCGTCCCATGCCTATACCTCTACCTGATGACCTGCGACAGACCCACCCGCATCGCAGGTCTGTTGCGGGGAGCGGGGACCATCTGCGACGACACCGGATGGTCACCGGATAGGGTATCCGATGGGGTATCCGCACTGCATAAGGAGGGGCTACTCACAGTGAGTTCGAGACCCTCCTACATCCTCGTCCATGAGGCTCTCGCGTTCGACCTACCCGACCCAGGGAAGGCGACTGTCGGAGCACTCAGAGACCTCGACTCTCTGCCCGACTGCGAGCCTGTTCGACTCGCCAGGTCCATCATCGAGGACAGGGGACTGGATAGGGTATCCGATAGGGTATCCGATAGGGTATCGGTATCCCATGCGAAGCCAGGAACAGGAACAGGAACAGGAACAGATACCCCCAAGCCCCCTACGGGGGTGAGTCGGTCTGTTGATTCTGTCTGGACATCCTGGCGGTCTCATCACCCGACAGCCCGAAAGGCTCCGACAGCAGGCCAGCGAAGGACGATCACCTCGAGGCTCAAAGACTACAGCGAACAGGAGATCGCTCAATACTTCTTGTGGCTCAAGGAGTCTGACCATGAGCGAGCGAAATACTGTCGAGAGCATGGGCATGACGGCTTCAGTTCTGTCATGCGCCCCAGCAACATCGACGAGCGGATGGACTGGGTCCACCAGTGGACAATCGAGGACAGCCCAGAGAACTCATATCCCATGTGGCTCGAGCATGACGTGATGAGCAAAGTCCGTCGTGAGCGACTGGGCAGTGATGACCTGACGGATGACCTGCTGATGGCCCATCCGAGAGCATCTGAGACCACGCCGCTTCAGCGTGAACGGGTCATGGAGATGTGCCGAACACAGATGGGTTGGTCGTGAGCCTCCCAGACCGAGTGCCCCACGACATTGGTGCGGAGAGGGCTCTACTCGGAGCCGTTCTCCTCTCCCCTGGTGTGTTCCACCTGGCTCAGGGAGAGGGATTCACGAAGGAGCACTTCTTCAAGGAGGCAAGCCGACTCATCTGGGATGTTTTCGCGTACTGCGACCGAGCAGGGTCTCTCGATGTGACCCTCGTTGCGGGAAGGTTGGAGGAGCTGGGCAAACTCGAACGCATTGGTGGGGTCGTTTGGCTGCTCGACCTGTCTGCGTCGTGCCCCAGCATCCACAACGCAAAGCGATACGTCGAGACCATCATGCGTCATGCCCGGTCGAGAGCCCTGCTTCTCGCTGGGGAGCAGATGCGACACGCCATCCTGTCTGGTGAGAACCCAGACGACGCTGCAGCAATCGTGAACAGGACGTTCGCTGAGGGGCAGGTTGACCCAGCCTCTGCAGAGTGGGCGTCCGACACCATCGACAGGCTTAGGCCACAGTTCAGTGCTCGACAGAAGCCGGATAGGTTCTTGCCCCTGGAGAGCAGGGTTCTGAGAGGGATGGTCGGAGGGATCGCGAAAGGACACATCCTCCTTGTCGTTGGCCTACCCGGCATGGGCAAAAGCGTATTCATGGATGGACTGTGCGTTGACCTCGCTGTCGAGCATGGCATCTCTGGATGTCTGTTCAGCCTCGAGATGAGCCTCGACGCGGTCACCGAGAGGAGAATCAGCAGGCTCGCGTCCGTCAACTACGGAGCGGTGCAGGACCGACAGGTCACTGACGAGGAGCTATTTCACGTAGACCAGGCGATGAACCGTCTGGACACCGCCCCCCTGATGACCGACGAAAAGCTCTATACGGTCCACCAACTGTGCGCTCGCGCTCGAGCAGGCCAGAGAGAGCATGAGTGGCAATGGATAGGCATCGACCATCTGCATGAGTTTCGGAAGACGGACCCGAACATGAGTCCGCAGGCGCACATGCAGGAGGTTGCTGACGCCCTGCATGAGTTGTGCAAGACCACGAAGCTTGCAGTCATTCTCGGAGCGCAGATGAACTCGGAGGCTCGTAACCGAAAAGACCCCCGACCTCGTCTCGGAGACGTGCGGTACGGCAAGCCGGTGGAAGAGAAGGCTGCAGTCATGCTGGGCATCTACAGGGACCACGTCATCAACCCCTCGCCTGAGCGTAGGTTTGAGGTGGACATCAACGCTGCGAAGAGCCGGTTTGGAACCGGTGGAAGATGCATCATGCGCTGGGAGGGTCACTTCCAGCGCGTAGTCGATACGCCCATAGGGTTTTAAGGAGGAGAGACATGGACAACGAAGCACCAGTCAGAGAGATGCACCCCGAAGACTTCTGGAAACCATCACCGGACTGGGTCATCTGCCCTGTCTGCAAGGGTCATGGGGTGGGGGAGAGAGACCTGTGCGACCTGTGCGAGGGGGCGAGGGTAATATCTGTAGAGACATTTAACACATGGAGTTCCCTGGAGGAGTGAGCGACAAGCCGAAGATCGTCCTAACGCTGGACCGTTGCGAGCACTACGCAGTGGCTGAGTGGTTGGAGAAGTTCTGCAGAGCATGCGGACAGCCGTATGTCGCGCTCGATGCGTGTTCTGTGTGTGGTGAGCCTGCGCTCCAGGCCCAGGTGCAGGAGAGCAGCCAGAGGGACGAGGCTTCGGAGTTCGCTATCGCGCTCGACGTGATGGGGGTGGGGGGAGACGGGTGACCGATAGCGAGAAAGAGATGTACGAGGAGAGGGTCTCAATAATCTTGGAGTCTGGTGACATCCCCGCGTGGAAAGCGAGGATGACCGCAAGCAAGCAACTAGAGAGATGGAGGAGTCATGCAGGACACATACGGAGGGATGCCACCGTTCGTTTCGGGGTCGGAGACATCGGAGAAGGCGTCCTCGAGGGCGAAAGAGTCAGCGTCCTCGATGAGGGAGCGAGTACATAGGCACCTAGAGGCATGCGGTGAGCGCGGCTCAACCGACGACGAGTTGGAGGTGGCACTGGGACTACTACATCAGACTGCGTCAGCCCGAAGACGTGAGCTTGAACTCATGGGCAGGGTAGTGAAGACCGACAGGGAGAGGAAGACTAGGACAGGATCTGCAGCAGCGGTCTATTGCTCAGAGGACTCCGCTCGACCCCATCGGCAAACCACCATGTTCGCCATCCATGATTGAGCGCGTCACATCCTCAGACGGTCTAACCTGGACCGTGCAAAAGAACGACAGGGAGGCGTGGGCTATCTGCTCGTCTGGCTCCGTCTGGGTATCGAGGTCCAAACTCGAGGTCTACGCGCTTCCGTATGTACCCCTCGAGGTGATGGAGAAGCTCTGGTCCATGCGACCTCCTCAGAGGCGCTCAACGACTGCGGAGCCCTCGTAGCCTTTCTCCCAGGTAAACCATCCGTAGTCGTACAGGTCAGTGCCCCCACCAGGGGCGAACGATGGTCGTCTACCCAGAACCCCTAGGTGGAAGAATCCAAAGTCCTGATACAGGTTCACCCGTCTCTTGCCCGCAAGAAACGCGAGCCTCAGGAGGAAGGTCACCCTCGAGCCGTCACCTATGTGGCGCATAGAGTGCTCGACGAACTCCTGAGCCAGAGAAAACGGAGGGTTCCCTACAACCCATACGTCTCCCCGGTCTTTGAGCCCTGCTGGCTGAAGCTCGAGGAAGTCGTACTCAATAACGTGTACTCCGTCCTGGCGGCTCATCTCTGAGCGTTCGGCGTCCAGTTCTACGCCGAGTATCGACGCAGTGGGGAAGTACGCATCTCGCCAACCCTTAAGCCTTGAAAGCATTGCCCCGTCCCCGCAAGAGGGCTCGATGATCGTCGAGCACTCCTCCGGCGCGGCCTCGCTACGGAGCATGTCTCGCACACACCATTCCGGTGTCGCGTAAAAATCATCTGGGTGCCTACCCCTGACCGGTGCCCTCTGTGGGAAGAGAGAGAACGTCATCGCGTAACGTCCACCCGCTCTTCGCTGGTGAGCCAGTCCGACACTCGTACAGTGTCGTTTGTGAGATGAGCAATCCTATGCTGGTGAGCCATCCCAGGCCGAACGGTTCCGTCGAACCATTTGTACAGGGTCTGCCTCGTCACAGAGCATAGCCCTGCGAACTCAACTCGACTCATGTCCTGTCTGTCCAGCCACGCTTTAAGGGTGCGGGAGCCCTCTGTGATGTTCGCCATTTCGTAGAGATACACTCCACATACGTGTCGCCCCACGGTTGACACACATACGTCGTCAGCCTACTCTCCGCTGCAACCCAGGAGCACAACCAATGAGTCGAAGAAAAGCCAGGTGGTCTGTAGCCACGTATCCCGTCAGCGAAGGTGGGAGGTCTTTATGGGTCTCTCTCATCAAGAAAAACGGCAAGCTCATCCAGAAGATTGAGCAGGCCGGGAGGCGTAACGACGCGCAGCAAGCGGCCATCGAGGCCCTCGAGTTGCTCCGTAACGAGGAACCGTCTCTGTGAACTGCGTCGAATGCGGCTCTGTTCTGCCCTCCTCTCGCTCCCGGTGCGACAGGTGCTCGCCTAGCGTCCGTCTCGTATCGGGGTCGAGCAAAGACGACTCTCTTTGCGGATGTGCGCTCGACATGCGCTCCGCACACAAGGCGACATGCCGTCGCCACCCGTCCTATGTGGACTCTCTGTTGAGCCCAGCGAACGGACCACACTGCGTGGGTGCTTTGTGATGTCTGGTCGAGACAGAGCCGGGTTCGCCATTTGTTTATTTGTTCTCTGCCTCATCGCAGGGATAGCCATTGGAGTTTTCTGTGACTGAGCCAACACATTCAAACGTTTACGAAGCCATCAACGCTGTCATGCAGGAGATTGGATACGTGTACAAAGGGACAAAGGTAGACATGGGAGGTGGTCGTTCGTACCGGGCTGCCGGTGAAGCGGAGCTTCTCAAGGCTCTTCGACCCGTCATGGTCCGTCATGGGCTCATGATCATGCCCATCCAGCATGAGGTGGAGTCCGTACATGAGATGCTCCCGAAGTTCTACCGTGGGAAGAAGGAGGGGGAAAGGTCCAGCCGAACCGTAAGGGTGAACAGCATCTACCGGATAGCCCATGTGTCTGGTCAATACGTGGATGTCGCCGCAGCAGGCGAAGGCCAGGACACCGGGGACAAGGCGACAGCAAAAGCCCTGACCATCGCCATGAAGTACGCGCTTCGACAATCGTTCGCGCTCGAGACGGGCGACGACCCAGACCGAGAGCGTCCTGAGAGGCAGTTCGAGCGGACAGACACGCCCGATGTGATTGACGCAGCGAAGAAGCGGCTCCGTCAGGTGTTTGGAGACAACCACGCTGAGGCTGGCCTCATGGTGAAAGAGTCCACCGGACTCGACCTCAGAGAAGCACTCAGTGACTCGTCAGCATGTCAGGTAATCATCAACGCATTGTCCAAGGAGTCCTGATGGAACAGCACATTCTCACAACGGGTCAAATCGAAGACACCCTGGCCTACATCTCAGACATGGAGGCTCGCATCGACCTCCTCACCGACAGCGGGGAAGACATCGTCAGAGCTGACGCAATGATTGAGAAGATTAACGAGGCACTCGACGCCCTGGGCGAGAGTATCCCAGCGAAGGCAGAGAGGGCGGTGTACGTCCTGAGGGCGGCAGAGTCGAGGCGAGACCTCATGAAGAAGCATGAGGCGCAACTCAAGGCTAGGAGGGCTCGAGAGGAGAAGACCATCGAACGGGTGCGAGACGTTGTCGCAAGGCTTCTCGCCGCACACAAGGAGCACCAGTCAGACCCTAAAGCAAAGCTTCAGACTGACGCCGGAACTATTTACGAAACCTCAAGAACCAGGGTCGTTGGGCCGGACGACATCTCGCTCTGGCCTGCTGAGTTCTTGAGGCACAGGGGACCAGAGCCAGACAAGTCGAAGGTGGACAGAGAACTTCGCAACACGCCAGAAGATGAACTACCGCAAGGGTTTACGCGGGTAACTAAAAGGAGCACTTCAGTAAGATGAGCAATGCAATCACAATTACAGGGAATCTCGGAGCCGACCCAGAGCGAAGGGTTGAAGGTGCAGGGCCAGTAGAGGTGCGTGTCGCAGACTCAACCGGATATGGAGAGCGCAAGCGAACCACCTGGTGGAAGTGCGCTGTCTGGGGGAAGACCGGAGAGTACGCACTCGCAAACCTCAAGAAGGGAGACATGGTTGTCGTCTATGGAGAAGCACACCTTGATGAGTGGGAGGGCAGAGATGGCTCGAAACGATCAACCCTTGTCCTCAACTGCAACCGACTCGACGGACCATTCCAGCGCAGGAAACTCGGAGACCGTGACGACAGCCCCCAGCGAAGGGATGCTCCGACTTCACGACCTGCGCCAAAGAAGTACGAAGACGACATCCCGTTCTAGTCGCCGCATACCTCGAGGCGAGAAGGTGGCGATGGTCATACAGGAACTTATGTGCCGGAAGATGACCTGGAGGGAAGGGGTAGACCTCATCGGAGTGAAGTCGAGGAGCATCTGGTATCGCATCCTCGATGACATCGAGATAGCCGACTGGAAGGTGAAGAGGTACTACAAGCCGGGGTCTCTGCAGGCCCACTACTACATCGACCTCAACGACCCATGGAAGGGAAGAAGCCTTGAAGATACTAGCTATTGACCCAGGGACAACGTCGTCTGGCGTTGTCGTCTACTGCTCTCAAGAAAAGCTTGTACTTTGGGCTACTAAGGCACTGGAAAACAACGAGGTTCTTGCTCTCATCTCTAAGGTGGGGGCAGGAGCCTCGACTCCTTTGCCGAGCATAGTTGCCGTCGAGCGGGTCCAGGCTCAAGGTCTGGCAGGCAACGATGTCCTCAAGACCGCAGAGTGGTCAGCTCGCTTTGTTCAGTCGGCAGAGTGTTTCGGACTGCCCTTTCGGTGGCACTACCGAAGAGAGGTGTGCAGGCACCTCGACGTTTCGGGCGGGAAGAAGGACAGCCAGGTTCGAGAGAGATGTATCGAGCTTCATGGCGGGGACAAGAGCGCAGCAGTCGGCGTGAAGAAAAGCCCTGGCCCTCTCTACGGGGTCAGCGGTCATGCTTGGCAGGCTCTTGGTCTCGCTCTTCTCGTCGCTGACATATAGGCCCTGACAAGACAGGGACTGTTCAGAAAGGTTTTCTAGTGCCGATTTACGAGTACAAGTGTGGGTCTTGTGGCTCCGAGTTCAGCGTACTGTCCAGCCACAGGGACAGCGAGCGGCCTCGACCGTGCCCTGACCCTGTATGCCTTGAGCCCGAAGCGAGGAAGGTCGTGTCTCGCACGTCATTCGCGCTGAAGGGCGACGGGTGGGCAAGTGACGGCTACTCAGGAAAGGGTAAGTAGTTGTACATCATCATGCAGGCGAGCCACGCGCATCGGTCACCTCGAGCTTCGGAGGCTTACCGGGGGCCGACAACAAAGGTCGCTGGGGTCAAGCCGGGTGTCGTCTACTCGTCGCTTAAGGATGCAGAGAAAGACTCTGCAAGGCTTAGGGAGTGGAACCCCGCAGGGTTTGTTGTCGTCAGCATAAGCAAGTGACTAGCGCCCATGCTTTGGGTGCTACGATTCCGCGCATGAAAAACCAGAGCAAGCGTAAGGACACAGAGAGCGAGAGCAGAAGGCTCAAGTTCCTGGGGATGGTCATTGCTACTGGCGGGTGCATCCTAGCAAAGGAGTCGTCCGTAGAGATTGCTGGGATCTACGCAGCCTTCGTTGGAGGAGCGGCGTATCTAGGGTCAAAGTACATCTCTGGCGAGACATCCCGACCCAGCGGCTCTGTCGAGGCAATACCACCCATCTCGGAAGTGTCTGACTAATGTCTCGAGTTCCCTGGTGGGGGTGGGCTCTCGTCGCAATAGCCGCATCCCTTGTTCTCCTTGTAGCTATCCCACCCCTGCGGGATTTGGTTGTCGCAGGTATTGCTTCCGTATTCGCTACAGCAGTCGGAGTAAAGGCGACGAAAAGGGTGGCGCAGGCGCGAAGCAATGCGACCGAAGCAGTCGAAGAGCACCGCGATAACGTTGCAGCCGAGTCGCTACAGGTCGAGAAGAGGGAAGAAAGGGACGAGGACCGCGCCTCAGAGGCTCTAGCCGAAGATACGAAGGCTGACGAGCCCGAAGGAGACGAAGAGCGCAGAGAGCGAATGGAGGCTCTCGGAAAGGATCCTCTGTCGTGACCATCACAATCGACATCCGCCTGGTCCTTCTCCTCGCAAGCACCCTCGTCCTCACCGGAGCAAAGAAGCACAGGCTTATCGACCCCATACCGTGGGAGGAAGCGGCACGCTACGTGCCAAAGCCCCTAGAAGATGTGGTCACAGACAGAGCCCCTGCCCTCGCTGGAGACCCTGTTCCTTTTGACGGATGGGTCTTAGGTGGCAAGTCGTTTAGCCGTGTTGTCGAGTCGTATGAAGATACCTCGCGTGCGCTGAAGGCTTGCTACCTCTGGAGAGAGCAGGACCGAGTGTTCGCTGACCGGATACACGCATCCACCGTTGAGGGTTTGCGAGTCTGCAGAAACAGTAAGCCCAGGGACTTTGCAGCAGGAGCCGCTATCGGTTTTGCTGGATGTGCAGGAGTCGGATGGGCAGTGGAGAGCGCAAGATGAGCCGACGAATGGAAGACCTCGAGCCTGACTTTCGAGAGACATGCTCTCAGGTAATCAAAGCATGCACAGAGAAGGGCGTGGACATGCGCCCGTTCTTCACCGCAAGGCACCCGGTGGAGCAGGGAGCCCTGTGGAGGCAGTCCCGAAGCTCGAGCGAGGTGAAGTCCGTAATCCATCACCTACAAGAGAACGGTGCGAAGTACCTTGCTCAGTGCATTGTAGATGCCGGTCCTCAGTCTGGAAGGTGGGCGACGAACGCTATACCGGGCATGTCTTGGCACCAGTGGGGGCTGGCTATCGACTGCTATTGGTTGGTGGACGGTCGCGCTGAGTGGGGCGCACAGGCTGTCCATGACGGCATCAACGGCTACAAGGTCTACGAGCAGACTGCTGAGTCTTTTGGCCTGCGGTCTTTGGCAAGCATGGGGGATGCGGTCCACATCCAAAAGCCGCAGGAGAGTTCGCCAAAGAGCCTTAGTCTTGTTGAGATTGACCAGGCAATGAGAGAGCGGTGGAGATAAGCGACAGGTAACAAGTGAGTGAACACGACCCAGCAGAAGACACGCTGACGGTAGCTGTCGAAGCCGCTCGAGACGCCATCGAGTCCCGCAGGATAGATAAGTCAAGCCATGTGGCCGCGCCCGACTCCGCTCCGAGTGGCCCCTGGGCGATGCTTGCAAAGCTCGACAAGACCACTCTTACTGTGATGGCAGCATCTCTCGGCGTTCTGACTATGGAGGCTGACAGGTGGCTCGCCTCCATGATTCGAGACGAAGAGACCGCTATATCAAGAGCGGTCTTTGACATCGTCGAGAAGAAGGCAACTGAAGTGTGTCAGGCCGAGACCGACGCTTTGCGCGGAGAGGTCAATGAGGCCGCAGAGAAGCCTCCAACCATCAGCGACATTAGAGAGAAGGCTTGGGGTGACAGGCAGAGGATCTTCGCCCTGGAGAGACTCCACGATGTCGGAGAGGCTAGGAGAGAAAGACGAAGAGCAGACGAAGAGGCTGACTAGTAGGACTTGCGAACGACTTTCCTTCGCCTCTTTACCTTTGGCTTGATGCGAGAAGACTTAACCGCTTTTGCTGCGGCTTTGGTGTTCTTTACGAACTGCTCCCCCTCTTCGGAGCCCTTCTTCTTCTTCTTTGAAGTAGCGATGTACTCAGCCGCGCTGAGTTTTCCGATGGCTTTCTCAGGCATGTAGCGTTCTCCGGTTTCACCAGAGGGCTTTCCGCTTTTTGTACGCCACTTCTCCTTCGACCATCGCTTCAAAGACCGCTGGCTCTTCTTCATAGAACCCTTTTCCCCACCCTTCTCTCCACCCTTCTTCTTGCGAAAGGTGCGGGCAACGTCCTGGGCTTTTTTGCCCAGCTCCCCGAAGTGAAACAGGGGGACGCTGGAGTCAGAGTGCTTTTCACCAGAGTGCAAGGCGCCGTCAGGCATCTTGTGCATCCCACCGTGATATGGCTTTCCGTCTGCAGTGAAGTGTTGAACGCCCTTAGCCATTACCTGTAACCCCCGCCCCTTTTCTTGTACTCAAGCGCAAGCAACTGCGCCTTCCTGGCAGACCACTGCCCAGGCTTTCCGCCTCGAGAGCCAGCAAGAATCTCCTTGAAGAGACCCTTACGCATACCCGGCATGGTGTAGTTCCCGGCCTCGTTTACGCGACTCTTGCGTGCCCTCTTGCGCTTCGTCTTCTTCTCGTACACAGAGACCCCTACTCTCCGCTGTCGTCGTCGTCGTCGTCGTCGTCAACAGCAGGCATCTCCTGTGCCGCTACTGCGTGGTCGGAAGACATTGCGTAAAGAGTGTCGCTTACGTTTAAGCCTGCGCTGCTGCAGACGCCAACCAGGACAGCCCACTGGAGGGGCTTTTGCTTTACAGCGTCTTTGACCACGTCAGTCCACCGAGAGAGGAGACCGTGGTCTCTACTCGGAGCCACAGTCTCCTTGTGGATGACGACAAGCCTTCGCACCTCATCGAGTCTGGCGTCAAACTCAGTGCGTAGACCGTCAATCTCTTTACGCAACTCGCGCGTTTCAGAGAGGTTCTCACGCACTAGTCCGATGATTTCGTCAGACATCGATCTATCTCATCACCGATAGGTACGTTTTTTCCATCTACTCAAACCAAGAGGATGCGATTGCAACAGCAGCTTCTATCTCTTGCGGAGTTCCGCCAGTGGCAGACCATGCACCGTCAACCTTGACTGCGATTAATTCTGTGCGTTCAAGCGTGATAACAGCAGACAAACCGTCGTCGCTGGCCCTCATATCGCCAGAGCTATACTCCCCGAACACCTCTGGTCCAGTCATCTCATACTCCAGTTGGCGTGATGTTTGAGTCTAGGTAGAGCAACGTTCCGTAGTTCTGTGTTCCAGCAGCGTCTTGGCCGATGGCAATGCCGAACCGCACTGGGACACTGAGACCCGACATAAGGTAGTTATAGAACCATGCCGTTGTGCTTACTCCCTGCTTCCACAGGGTCCATGTCACGTTTTCGGGGTCGGTCTCGTCGTCCGTCGAGTACCAGGCATTCATTCCGCCCATGCTGCCAATCGCCATACGCATCCAAAGAGTTTTGTTGGATGTGACGTTTGGTCCTACGGTCCAGGTGCTGCCTTGCTCGTAATTGATTGTATAGGTGCCGTCACCTCTGATTGAACTGTACGTCCTGTCAACGGAAGGAGCGTCCTGATCTTCACACATGAAGATTCCAAACTCAGGGTATGAACCAGTGACCAGATTGTCAGCCCGCAGTCTCGCGCGAATCTCTAGACCGTCAGTTACGGTTCTAGTGGCCTTCCATTCGATACGAGGCGCCTCGTATCTGTTAGTCAGGGAGCCGTTAAAAGACGAGCGAGTAGCGGTAGTCCCCTCATGCGTCATTCGCAGTTCGCCGCTACTGATTGACGCGGCACCTAGATTTCCCGTAACCGGCTCTGTGATGTTCATTCCTGCAGGCCGACTACTAGTAAGGTCTGCGTAGTCTGTAGACATGTCGAACACCCAGCGACTAGAACCGCCGCCGCCGCCGCCGCCTCCTCCTCCTCTAATAGGCATCTACAACTCCCTTAAGGCTGTGTGTGCTCGAACCAAGAAACAGTAGCAACCGGAGTTCCGCTTGCTGCCTTTACCTTAATCGAGACTGCGGTGCCAAGAGGATAGTTCTCGTTGCCAAGAACGTATGAAGCGCCAGCAGGAACGCTTTCCTCTGGAGTTAGCGTGGCCTGGTCCTGCACCGTAAAGGCAATCGCTGAGTCACTAAGAGTGACCGCTGCCGAGATGGCTCCGATAGGAATCAGAAGAGCTGCCCCATAACCTGTACCCAGGGTCTGCTTGAGGAACTTTCTGTCTACTGCGTGAAAAGCTTTGGTCATCTGTCTTCCTCGTTATTGCGTTGCTTCTTCTGGAACTCTGCCCCCACGCTTCGGCATGACACTTATGTCATACATCTCTTTGTTTTCGCGCAAGAGATCCTTAAGCATTCTGATTGTTTCGTATGAGTACTCTTGAATAGTTTTGGGATCAAGCTGTCTGCTTTTGAAGCCGCCGACAAGCGTCAGGGCTCTGTCCAGATTGCTTGCCTTTTGTCTCGGCATAGACGGGTCTGCGCTAGGAACGAAACTCTCTTTAAGGGCAGTGTTGAAGTTGCCCAGGATCCTCTTCACAGGGTGCGCCATATAAATCTGATGGGCCTTGACCGCTCGAGGAATGTCTTTTCGATACCTAAGCACCCCGCCGCCTTCCCCCTTGCCGACATATAGGTCTGCGACCTGAGGAGGAAACATCCTGGCTATCTCACTCGCAGGCACCTTGTAGAAACCAATTTGGGAGCCAAACTTCTCTCCGGTTTTGGGGTCCACCACTCCTTCTACAAAGCCAACGTCTTCTTGAATGAGACGAGGCATCTTCTCGTAGTCTGTGCCAGACGTAATCCTGTTAAGGGGCATCTTTCTAAAGAAAGACCTTCCGAAAACACGCTCCATCATAACCTTGAGTAAGGGGTTAGACATTGACCCTGCGGTACCCAGAGGCCCCTTAAGCATCAACTCCATAGCCGCTTCCGGTGGAGAGTTTAGGCCCGCGATAACTTTGTTCACGCCGACATCAGCAAGCCATCGGTCTCCGTAGTACTCAGGGACTTCATAAGCGTTGTAGTCAGCCTCGAATGCATCCATGATTTTCACGATTGCGTTGTAGCGCAAAGGATGCTCCGCCATTAGCTCCGCTTGAAGAAACAGGTTCTTCTTGTTCCAGGTGTAGAACGGGAAGAGCTTACGCATGACGTTCTTCTCGAACGCAGACAAGTCGTCGTAGTCAAACGTCGCCTTAACTGCAGCCCTTCCTGAGTCTGCAAACGAGCCGCTCTTCCTAAACTCTGCAAGAGCGTTTTGAATCTTCGCATGGTCTTCGATATGTCGGCCAGCCCCGCCCACAATCGGAGACACCGCATCGTTCAGCATAGAAAACGCAAAAGCGCCAAGTCCTGCTGTTGCCGCTACAGGTGCGTTCCCGCTCGTTATGCCAAGAGTCAGCGCCGTCTGAGCCCCGCCGACCTTTGTGGCTTTGCTTAAAGACTCTTTTAGAACCTGGTTCCACGCCTCGTCGAATGCGGCTTTGAAGGCAACCGGCAAAGCCTCCCTGACTCTCTCCGGGTTCTGAACGGCTTCTGCAAACAATCCCTTGAGCCCCCCTGGGCCGAGCGACTCCTTGAACGCTTTTCCAGCGTCCTTCATGTAGTACTGATAACCACCAGTCACTGTTGCAGAGCCAAGGCTCCCGGCGAGAGCGCCAAAGAAAGCTCTCTTCACCCTGTCCTCAGGCTTGTCTCCTGAGATAGCGCCAGCGCCAGCGCCAGCGGCAGCGCCAGCCAGCATTGCCTTCATCCCAAGGCCAGGGTCTACCCTTATGTTTTTTACAGGGTCGTCGAAAGTGCCTCCGACAATGTCGGATATCCATCCATGCCTTCGGGCAGAAGCCCTCCACTCTTTTGCGGTCATGGTTACTGACGACTGGCCGTCGATTACATTTCCCTTTTTGAGCGGAACCGTAATCTTCTGCGCGTCGGGCGCAGTAAGAATTGTCTGAGACAGAATCATGTTCTCTGGGCGCACGGCATCTAGGCCGTTTGTCAGGTAGCTCGACATGATGTTGCTTATGTAGTTACGGGCGTGGAACTGGGCAGCATAAATCGTCATCCCGGCTTTCCACACAGAGGTGTAGGCGTTCAACGAACTGCCGGGAAGGCCCCTGTCGTATGCCTTCATGAACTGCTCCATCGTGGATGGATTTGCCATTTGGCTAAGGGAGTTCGCTACTTGGTCCGGCAGATAAATCGGAGCCTTAAACATCTCCGTTATTTGCAACTTGTCAGACTCAGTAAGAGGGGCGCCAGCCTCCCTGAGAGCTTGATAGAAGTTGTCTACATCGGTTACGGAGAACCTGTTCTCAAGAGTGTTGAGGGCTTCTTGAACACGCTTGTTCCCCCACCCGTCCCACATGAGAAGCTCAGGGGACACGTTCCTCATAAGGGTCACGCCCTTAAGCCTTTGATAGCCTTCGAGCCTAGCCGCCTTGTCTGATTCGGAAAAACGACGAGTGAGAATTGGCTTTCCTGTCTTTCCAACCTCTGTAGCTAGCTTCGTAAAGCGTTCCCCCTCAGGGAATATCCGAACTACGTCTTTCAACATCTCTCGGTTTACAAGACCATCCACAACGTCTGACCCGTACCTTCTTGTGATTTGGACGATGTCGTCTTCAAAAAGGTTTGTCTCTCGAATCCCTAGTTCATCAATGACATCTTCGATTTGCTCGTCGGGTGTGCCGCGCCTTACAGGTCGGCCAGAGGTTGCCGCCAGCTTCTTCTCCTCGTCCAGAAACATCTTCGCTACGTTCCTTCTGGACTCCTCGTTGATTTCGTTGATGGTCCCCTTTATTTTTCGTTGCTTCTCTGAAGCGATTGCGGAGCTGAATACGTCTTCACCTCGCCCCTTGAGCCCCTTGTTGATTTTCTTAATCATCTCAGTCCGGCCACGATGAGAAAGGACGTGGGGCACGTAGCCCTCAACGAACACCCTTTCAAAGAACTCGGACTTTGACTGCCCTCCAAGGCGACCCTGAGCCTTCATCTTCCGGTACATGCCGTCGTAGAAGTCCTTAAGGACAACGAGCGCCTCCCTGGCCCCGTCGCTTAAGCCCTCAAGCTCTTCGATGGACTGACCCCCCTTAGCCATGCGCTCCCAGGCTCTTTCTGCCTGTTTAGCGTCGGATACTGTGAGGCCAGCAAAGGCTTTAACTGCCTTTTTGTTTGCCCTAAGAGAGGATAGTTGCGACTGCGCTTGAGCGACCTTCATGAGATCGTACTGAGCGCCAGCCGCCTCTCCTGCGCTTGAAGATCCAGTAATGGTCTTCATTACGGACTCGAGAAGCCGTATCTGGTCTCCGCGCTCATCAAGAGAGTCCAGCAGCATTTGGTCTAAATTAGACTGGGGCTGCAGGGCATCTAGGTATTTCCGGTTAGCTACGTTGTACGATTTCTCTAACGAGGCTAGTTGCTGTTTTTTAGAGCGAATCTCTGCTGCTTCTTCTGCCGTAATTGAACCAATATTGCTCTCAAGATTTTTCAGATCCTCCAAGACATTCTTGGCTTGCTCCATAATCTTGTCGCGAGAAGTTCTCGAATCAGAAACTCTCTTCGCTTTTCCTGACAAGAACTGAGCAGCAGTAGAGGTGTTCTTCTCTAGCCGCCTGTAAATCTGCTCTGGATTGAACTGAAGGGCATCTTTCACCGCGCCTTCGATTGCAGAAAAGACGACCCCGGCGCTCCTTACGTCTTCCATCGGTCGGCCAAGAACCTCGAGATACTTAGACGTAGTGACTCGCTCTTTAGGTCCAGCAGTGCCTCTAAGCACCTTCCTAAGGGCTTCGTCTATTTCGGCATTCATCGCAGCCTGCGATGCTCTTTTCTTTGCGCCAGTAACGTGCCGGAACAGCTTCCATCTTTCGTCGCCAATAAGCCTCGAGGCAGTGAGCGGCCTGGTCACCCCGTTTGCGTCAACAACAGTAAGCCTCTGCCCCTTTCCAAACACACTCTGCGCTTTGTCTGCCCCACTAGCTGTTTTATTAGCGAGCAAAGGGAGTATCCCGCCAGACATGTCTGACATGGCGCCGACAACTTTCCTCGAGCCCTTGCCTGCCGCCTTCGCCACGGAAACAACCGGAGCCTGCTCAGGGAAGAAGGCAGGAGACTTCTTGCTAGCGGTCTGTGCGACTATTTTGTCTGGGTTAAGGGAGACGTTTATCCCGCCGTCATCTCCGACACGCACGCTAAGGGCGTCTGAGATATCGACCGCTGCGACCTTAGGGCCTGCCTTTTCTTTCGCTGCCGCGAACAGGGCCTCGACCCCATTGTCAACAGAGCCCCTCAGCAGAACCGCTTGTTCGACACTGAGGTCTTTGCCTGTCTGCCGCCTCACTTTGTCTGCGGCTTTAAGGTACTGCTGCCCCTTCTCGACCCTCATCGTCTTTTGACCAACCCTGGTCATCTTGCCGATTGAGGTGGCTACTGTTGCCACTGCACGCGGGTTAATGGCGTCCATCGCAAGGTCTGGGGATATGGTAAGCGCAAAGTTAGCCATCCCCATTCCGGCGGATGTGTCACCAGCGCGAATAGCCTCCCTTAGGTCAAGCTCATCACTCTCAAGTTGAGACGCGAACAGGCCAGGAAACTCTCTGTAGAAACGACCCGCTGTTCGCAAGCCTCCTAGGTTTGAGCCTCCGGCGTCTTTCCTCGCAGCCTCTTCTGTAGCCAGAACAGCGGCTTTGTACCCAGACAAAACTGCCCTAGGGCCTGCGCCGATAAAGGAAGACACTTGCTGGACGTTAGCCCGCGCATCTTCCAACTCCTTCCCCCTTAGGCCAAACGCTCCGCGAAGAAGAATGTCTGTTGCGTCCACGGCTCGAGGGGTTTGCTCGAGGTCTCCTCTTGTCCCAGAAACCTTGAACGGTCTCGGAGAATTGCCGCCATAAGGGTCTGCCGTGTTCATTGGCTTAAAGTACTCAAACGCTAGAGCGGCCCTGTCTTTATAGGAGGCTGCAGAGGAGATAAGACCCTCGCGCTCTTCCTCGCTAAGGCTCTTGTCTTTATCGAAGCCCTGCTCGATTTCGTACTTATCGAGGTCTTTGACGATTCTTTTGTAGACATCCTTTGTGGCATAGGCGTCGTCGAGTGAGTTAACGAACTCGTTGCGCCTTTCAATGCTCATGCCCGCGAGCCCGTCAATGTCGGCCTCTTGGTCGAACCCGCTGAAAAGCGTTCTTGATACCCCTGTGACTGCCGCCTTTCCGCCGCCCAGAAACTTAAACAGGAGGGGGGTAGCCACAGCAGCGTCTACGACATCTCCAACCTTCTGGGCTCCGGTCATTTGGCCGGGTAGAGCCTTACGGTCCTCTAATACCTTCTCGACATTAGACGGGGCTACCGAAGTTCCAGCGCCAAGCCCAGCCATATTTACCGCGCTTTGCGCGCTGGAATCAGAAAGCCTACCGACATCCCTTCTAGAAAGCCCAAAGACCTTGCTGGCGTCTGAGCGTAATCCGCTATCTATTCGTTTCTTTTGCTGAAGGTCTTTCTGCTTGTCGAACTTGATTGGGGTGCGAAGTTGCTGTGCAAAAGCCTTGACGATTAGTTCGTTTCTCCTTGCCCCCGGCTTGTCTGCATCCGCTCCCCATATAGCGTTGAACTCTCCAGGGCTGGACTGGAAAACATCAACGCCCTTCCCGCCAGACTCAACGTAGTCCGCGATACGCTGCCTCTGGGCAAACGTGTCGGTCTCTCCGTCAAAGATTTGCTCTCCGAGTTCTTTTTTTATTCGGTATCGCATTTTGGGCTATTCCGCGTTGAGCGGAAACGCACCCATATCGTCTCCTACAAACTCATCGCCACTGCCCTTCTTCGGCGCGCGAGTTTGACGATTCCAGGGCTCGTCGCTGCTAGATGGTGACCTGCGCTTCAGCCTAATCATCTGCATGACCATCTTCATTTGTTCGGGCTTGCCTAGGCTGTTCAGAAGAGCCTCTTTATCAGAATCATTTAATCGAGAATCAGGGTCTTCAAGAACGGACCTGATGTCCGCTTCGGAAACCTCTTCGATTTCAGCCCCACCTGCCTCGCCAAAGCGAGGAATGACCTTTGAGATATCACCTTCTTTATTTGCATCAACAGCACGGAATGCGAGCGCCGCACGCTGGATAGACTCAGCCTCCGAGAGACCCAGGTTGTTTTTTGAGTCCTCATACACTTCTCCGAATACCGATTGCGCTGCCGCCTCGCGGTTTGCTTTCGTGTCTTCGTACTTTTGCCTACTGAGACGATTCCTCTCTGCATCGACCCCAGTTGTCCTCTTGCTCCTCAAATCCAACCCTTCCTCCTTAAGCGAGTCCATGAAGGATTTGTTTACGAACTTAGAGAGGGCAAGAATGGTAATGCCATTTTCGTATGCAGCGAAGGCTATGTTGTCTCTGTCTTCGTCGCTGTAGTTGAACTTCTCCTGTATTGGCTTAAGAACAGCCCGGTACGCAGGAAGAGCTTCGTTCCTCTTTTGGTCTGCAGCAGCCTCCGCAGCAAGAGCGGCCTCTTGAGCCTCCCTTTCTGAAGCAATCTGTGCAGCCCGACGCATTAGAGACATGTCGTCTCGGTACATCCCTGTTCGCTGCGCGTAGTAGTTCTCGTAGTCCTGTTGCGTCTTTTCCAGCTCTGCTCTTGATAGGTCTCCCCGTCGCGTAAGCAAAAAGCTCTGGAACTCCTGTGGAGTCTGGAGATAGTCGGAGCGGTATCCAACCCTCTCAGCAGGGTTCTGCATGGGGACATCGACAAAGCCCCGCGTCGGAGACATTCTCTCCATCGCGAGAGCGTCTTGCGTAAACCTTTCCGCCTGGTTGGGAGTAAGCTCGCCACTCTGGACTCGCTCCATAGCCTTCTGACTTATCCGAGACTCGGATGTCGGCTGCTGGCGGAAGTACTCGTTTGCGCTTAACCCGGCGCCTCCGGTCAGGCCCAGCCCCGCCTCGTAAAGCGTGCGCTCTTCATCGCTCATTGCGGGAGAGCCTTCGGGCGCATTGGCTAGAACGTTGAGGCGACTAGTTTTTGGAGTACCCCAGATTATGTCTGGGTCACCGTCAAACATCGGTCGCAGCTTAAGGTCTGGGATTTCAGCCGCTTTGGCAGCGCCAACCGCTTGCCTTTGCCAGTCAGACATCGAAATAGGCGAAAAAGAAACGGAGCCCGCAGAAGACTTGCCCTTACCAGAAGATACTGTCGGGGCTACCGAAACACCCCCAGGGCTCACCGACATAGCCGCAGCAATCTTCCTGTCGTCTTCGATGCGTCGATTCCTCTCACGGCCAAGCTCACGGTTAAGCGCACTGGTCGCCATCGAATCGCCAAGGCGAGCCCCGCGCAAAGCGGATGAAAACGCATCTGCAAAGGAGTTTGGCCCAACAAGCGAAAGTGCTTCCGGGTCAACCGTGTATTTCGCGCGAGCCATTCCTAGAGCCTTCCCATTCCTGGCCGCATCGACGAGTACAGGTCGCGGGACATCTGCTGACCGCTAGTAAGCTCTCCAGAAGATAGGCCCATGCCAGCCGCTGCTTGAGAGTCCGCAAGGAACTGCTCGTACTCTGCTTCAGCCTGTAGCTCTTGAGCAAGCCTGCGAACGCGCTCTGCTTCGTCTTCTCTGGCTATTGCGTTTTGTAGGCTTCTGCCCATTAGCCCCATCATTTCATCGGGCGTGTTCCTTCTTGCATACGGTCGGACGACACCTTCATTTATCACCATCATCGGCCTGCGCGGTGTCTCTCTTTGGGCCGCGCTCATTAGACCCTCCATCTGCCTCTGCTGTCTAAACCTACGCAAGGTCTCTTCGTCGGCTTCCATCTGCCTCTGCTGTCTAAACCGACTCAGTGTGTTTTCGTCGGCTTCCATCTGCCTTTGTTGGCGAAAGTTCCGAAGAGTGTCTTCGTCCGCTTCCATTCTTCTCTGCTGGCGAAAGTTCCGAAGAGTGTCTTCGTCGGCAGACAGTCGGTCCATTTTTTGGTTTTGGATCTGCTGACGAAAGCGGTTCAGAGCCTGCTCGTCGTTTCCAGCATTGAGGGCCGTAAACCGAAGACTGTTGTATGGGTCCATCTGCCTTGTCAGCTCATTGGGCGCATTCGATGTTGGCTGGGCCTGTGGTAAGGCGCGCCGAGCCACAGCCCTGCGAACAGGGGCTGGACGAACAGTCTCTTTGGCGAACTGGTCGAAGAACCCACCGGAAGACGGAGCCTCTTGAGCTACTCGAGCAAGAGCGGCGTTTCGCGCCTCTGACTGGTCTTGCCCTGAGCCCCAGATAGAAGCCTGAGTCCCGCCAGGACGCAACTGCCCTAGCGTTCCCTCTACCGTCCTCTGAGCGATAGCAGACGCTGCCGGTGCGCTGAGCCCCTGCTCGAGACCCTGTGACATGTAACGCTCGTACAGCGCCTTTGTTTCGGGGTTGCTGTAATCAGCCATAGAAGTCTCCGTAGTCGTCCTCGAGGGCTCGACGGTATGCGGATGCCCGTTGCCTTCCGGCCCCCTGGAATCCTGTTGCGGACTGACCCTGTCTTCCGCCACCTGCACTAGGAATAGTGCTAGCCAGAGAGGACAAGTCCAAAGCGTTAATGTTTCCTGGGCTCAGGTTCCTTGACTGGATGTCGCCTTCGGCGCCGATAATCCCAGAGGCGTGTGCCGAGCGACCAGCGCCAATAGCCTGGATGGCAGCGCCGAGACCGGCAAATGGACCTCCAGCAGCCTGCAAGCCAGTGCCTATTGCAGCGTCAATTCCCGACCAGACTTGGTTACCCGCCGCGTCTCTAGCAAGCCGCCTTCCGACTGCTTCGTTTGCTCGTCGAAGAAGGTCAAACCGAGCAGGGTCTTGAGACATCTGAGAAAGTCGCTTTCTCGCTGTCTCCGCAGCCTCAGACTGACGACGCGCCATGACCTGGTCCATAGAAGAGCCGAGAGCGTTCTCAAGCGCAGTTCCGCCAAAACCCATACGCTTCGACAGGTCTTCATTCAAAGCCTCTGCAAGAGCCCTTCCTCGACCCTGGCCCTGCTGAAGGCGACCCATGATTTGACGAACCTCCTTCTCTTCGCCTGGGCGAATGAATCGGTCGTAAATCTCCTGGCCTGTGATTCGCTTGCCTGGGCCGATGTTTTTGCCAGCAGCCCTCTCAGTTGCGCGGCCAGCCTCAAGCCTGCGAAGCAGTTCGTCCTGAGTCTCAATTCTATCCCCGACAGCCATTACGCAATCTCCCCAAGCATTGCTGTGCTTCCGCCGGGAAGCTGAACTCTTGTAGTGTCGGACCCTAGGTCAAGACTTCCGACAGGCTGAGTATCAAGACCGGACAAGAAACGATCCGCCAACGGGCCAAGGTTCCTTTGCAAAAGCGCGGAAGCGTACTCGGCACCAGAGCCAACTGCACGACCTATCGCTTGCTCTCTTGAACGACGAAGAGCATCTCGCCGCATAGACTCTTCAGCAAGAAGCCGCCTCTTACGCTGCATCTCAATAAGGTCTGCGCTCAGGCCGATAGCAGAAGGCACAAGCTGTCTGTCCAGTTGAGCAGCGCCAGCCTGGGCAAGGTCTACACCGCGCAAACCAGCAGAAGTTGCACGAACAGGGATGTCACCTGGGGCTCGCCCGACACCGGACAAAGCACTCTGCATAGAGAGCTGACGCTCTCGTCGAGCCTGCTGGCGAAACGGAGCCTCTGAAAAAGTTCTCTGCATGTACTCCGGCTCCCCCAAATCGCGGAATGGGGTCGTTGGAAACATGGGCTTGCTGAAGTTATTAGCCATTGTTTTTAGGGTACTCCGTCAACGGTACAAGGCAACTACGTTCAGACTTCGACCGCCGCACTTCCACTGGATAAAGCCACCTTGCGCCGCAGCAGGGGCTGCGCCTGAGCCTATGTCTGGGTTTACGGTGCTAGACCGGAAGTCCAAATGCACCCAGAGGTCATGCCAGCCAGCAGAAACACTGCTCGACACATGGTCCAGGTGAACTGGGATTGGGACTCGAGACGTATCCTCGCCAATCTCAACCTGCTGAAGAGGAAGGGTAAGGATTGCGGTTCCGTCTAAATACAACTTCGCGCTAACAATGTGGCTGAACGTATTAGGGGCCGCGTAGACAGCAGTCTTCGCAAACAGAAGGTCTACCGTCGCACTGATGCTCAGGTCTCCCTGATTCTTCATGTAGAAGCGAAGGGACAAGTCCTCTACGTCGAACCTATTAAGAAGGTCGAAGTAACTTCCAGACTGGATGATGAGCGTGTCTGCGTCAGCGGAACCAGCAAACCTGATAGGCATAGATGCCGTCAGCCCACGGTTATCTACAGACCAAACCTCTGTAAGAGAGTTCTTGTGGAAACACGTCGCATCGAGCGTGTTTGCCGCGATGTTGTTTACATCAACCGCAGCGTTTACCGCTGTGCCCAAATCACTAAACCCGGTGTTTACCGTGGCCGAGTCAAACGAGTCTCCGTCATTGATAGTCGGCGGGGAATATGTCGCCATCCCTATCTCCGAACCGCAAGGACCGACATCGTCCCGCTGTTGATTTGTGAGTTTGTACCTTTAGCGTCAAGCTCAACGACCATCGTGTCTGCAGTAGCAACCGCCATCCAGGCAATCTTAATGACCTGCTTACTGCTTCCCACTAGGTTGAAAACTCGAGAAACAACCGCAGAGCTAGATATAGAGATTTGAAGCTCAACTGTCGGGTTTGCTCCCGATGGCTCGACGACAACAGACGCTCTTACAAGAAAAGCCTGGGTGTTAAACGTCGTATAGGTCGCTGGAGATGCCCCGATTATTACTGAATACCCAGTAGAAACAGGACCGGCAGAAGCAGACTTTGTCTCTAAGCTTTTCCAGGCTGTTGCTGTCTCGCAATGGCGAGTGTGGACTGCGCCAAACTCAACATCTTCTGGTCCGACACCCCCAGTGTTGACCATATCTCGCAGGTCATTGAAGTTCTTCTGCGTATCTGCAGCGTCAAGGTCGTCGCCCAGCCGGATTCGGTAGGTGTAGCTCATCGAGCAAAGCCCATCGCAAGTATTGTCCGCTTGTTCACGTAGGCTATTTCGCTGTCGTTTTGCCTAAACTCTGCCCCCTGCATCTGAATAATGTGTGGGCCAGGTTGGAGAAAAACACACTCTTCTACGCACGCAGACCAATAGGCATCGCTTCCGCTTTGCTCTGCTGGAACCGTAATAATTGTGTTTGACGGTTTTCCGTCTATTAGAAGTCTTAGGCGAATCCCTAGAAAAGCTGCCGATGTTCCCGCAGCAGCCTTCCACTCGACCTGTCCGATGATGACCATGAACATCGCGTTCTGAACGGTAAACTCAAGGGATACTGGCGTTGATGAGCCCGCTCCGTTGTAAATCGGAATCCACGCCCCACGGACTGTCTTTACCGACCCCGTAGTAATCGTTGTCATTGCTTCTGGAGTACCCGGATTCGGGTCTGTAATGAGCAAAGACGTGTCGTGCGTAAACGTTGTGGTGTTCTGATTGCCAGACGGAGTGAGGGCAAGAGTCCCTGCAACACCTAGGTCTTTCAGATTGTTTTGGTCTACGTCGCTTACTGCTTCTTGAGCCCGGTGGAACTCCCGCATGAGGCTGTCTGCGTTTGCCACATACCCGCTATGGAAAACAAACTTCGGCTTGTAATGCATTACTCAGCCTCCAGTCGAATCATTGCGCGAAACAGCGGCGCCTCATCGTCAAGGTTAGGAACTGTCGGTGCGCCTATCTGGCGAAGAGCCATGTTCAATCCGTTAAGGAAGTTCGCATTCAACTGGCCTGTAGTTACACCAACGTCTAGTGACCTGACAGCGATTTCAATCCTTCGTAATATCTCAGAACGTTGCATCGGTGCCGTCCTGTCGCGAGCCGTGGTCCTCATAGAAGACCTCGAAGCCAGCGATATGGAATGGCGTGTTTGACCCTGTTGTCTGGAAACCAAACCGAATGCACTTGCCCAGGACGCTGACTTGATCGTCGCTCGTAATGTCTACTCGGACAGACCTAATACGTGCGCCGTCCCACTTTCTCGAGGTGTCCCAACTTCCTGAGTTCCAAAGAACAGCGTCGTTGTTCCCGTCAGGGTCAACGTAAGTAAGAGTCGCAGAGCCTGTCCCCGCGTCTGTTCGCTCATCCCATGACGACGCCCAGTCGATGGAGATGCTGTGCGAGCCGTCTTGAACGTAGTACACCATGACGTGGCTGAACCTTTTGTCAGCACCAGGGTCTCCCATGTCCAACCAGCGAGTCTCCCAACGACCCTTGTATGCCGTATCGCGGATGTTGTCGTCAGCGTCCCAAAGGCCCAACTCCCACTTCTTTGAGCCCCCAGACTCCGACTGGAATATGACAACAGTCTCCTGCTTGTAGTTGATTGCAGCGCCTAACACGAACCCAGTAAGGCGGGTGATGGCGCCCGTGTCGATGTGGATAGCCCACACCTCATTGTTGTAGTCCGAAGCTCCAGCGTTTACCGACAGGTAAACCCTTCTCCCTGAGCGGTCTGCCCACCCGAAAGAGTCCTGCAAATAAGCAGGGGGGAGAAGACGAACCATCTCGTCTAGTTCTCGAGACAGTGGCTTTGTCTGGGAGCCGTCTGTGACGAAGAAACCGTCGTCGCTAAGGAAGTACACGCGACCGTCAAACTGGACAATGCCAAGGTCAGACACCGCGCCCACGCCTCGACTGATAGGCGAAAGAAGCGGGTTGTCATCGCGGTCATGCGACAACAAGAAGATGCTGTTCCTCTTGAAGACGAGCGCGTAGTCGTTTGCCACAGATGCGCCGGTAATCACGTCTCCATCAAACGATGAAACGTCGAGCACGTTCTGTGTGGGCACTGCTTCTGGAGAGTTGGTCTTGCTGTAGTACAGGAAAGACGGGGTGTCGCTGACGCCCCAGTAGTAAGTCCTGCCGCGAAACACGAATGCGCTTCTGCATACCGGAGGAGGAGAGTTACTACCTTCGGCAAACAAGGACACTGTCGAAGGCTCGTTACCCGCCCCGATGTAGTCCATGAACACCTGCCCCTTGATGCCGTTAAGGCGGCGAATCAAGGTGTAGGTAATTCCGTCTGTCGCGCGATAGAAGTTACGGGCGACAACGTTCTCTTGCTGTGGGGTGCAGTCTGAGACGACAGCGATATTGAAGAAGTCGTCTGTTGATACCCCGGAGTCGTTTGTCGAGGTAATGAAGGACGCTTCGCCCTCTTGCCCTCTGTCGTTGATGTAGGTCTGGACGTAACTGTAAGTCACATCCACCGTCCCCTTTGTAATAGCTAGTTCGCTAAACAGGGTGCTTGCGCTCTTTGTATTGAGGACCGCAGTACGCACGGGAGGAGGCGGGGCAGTCACGCCTAAAGGCGCTTTGAGGTGACCGTCAAAACGGACATTCTGGTTTTGCCCGTCGAAGAACATCAGCATGTCTGCATACCGACAGGCTCGTACAGCGTCTCTGCTTCTGCGCTGAGACCTAAAGCCATCGGCAACCGTATGCAGAGTATTGCCCTCGAGGACTGCTACCTCGTCTTCATAGGCAATAAGCAACTCGGTGCTTCCATGATGGTGAAGCTGGTACAGGCCGAAAGCGCCGTTCGTAGAGAAGCCTGGATCTGCATCCCCACCGCTCCACTGAACTAACTTTGAGATGCCCTTCACTTTTGCGACTTCGCCGCGCAGCGTAAAGACAACACCCTCGGTGTCGTTGGAAGACCCCTTCTCTTGCCAGATTCGCGTATCTATTCCAGATACGTTTACCGGCTCAAACCGACGCGACTTACCCTTTGCGCCAGCCATCTAGGGGCTCACGATGGTGTCGGGCCAACCCGTGTCGAATCCGCCGAAGTTAGACCTTCCGCCAATCTCAAGAACCTTTGATGCTTCAACAGAGTCCTGGCGCATCATCAAGTCGATGCCTCTCTCAAACCTCTGCTGTGCAGAACCGGCTCTGCCCTGCTCGTCTGCAGAGCCCAACATCCGCATCTCTGCGCCGTCGAGCCAAACATTGTCAAACGTTGCCGGGAACAAGGGGCGGTCGTTGTCGTCCGCTAGGTCAACTCCCCGGTTGAGGCAGGTGACCTCGATGCTGTAGACGCCAGCCGGAACAGGCCAAAGACGCATGAACGCTTCGGTTCCGCTTTCTGGTCCTCGAGCGCCCAGGTACTCGTCAGTCAATACGTCTGTAAACGCCCCACCGTATGTGGTCACATCTCCCAGAAAGTACGGGACATCACCACTCGCACGGCTTCGATAAACACGGACCAGAAAGTCTCTTCGAGACGGTGGGGTTACCGTTACAGCGTGGGTTGGCGAATGACCGGGTTGAGTGAAGCTCACATATGGCGATAAACCAGACTCAGCTCCGCTTTGCTTGTCGATGTACGAGCACCAGTACTTGTACTGCCCATGCGCGGGGCCTGGTCCGGTTCCTCCTCCAGCGTCTACAGCCTCAGGCGCTGACACTGGTGCAGGGTTTTGCTCTCGGCGGATGACGCAGTAGTGGCAAGGCTCACCAGAGGTGCTGGGATCCCATCGAGCAGCACTGTCCTGCGCTGAAGCATTCAGCCTACTCGCATAGCCTGTTGAGCTACGAAGAGAGACCTGGAGAGCAGCATCTGTATCTAGAGGAAGAGCAACCTCGTCGTACAGAATGGTGGGCTTTTGACCCGTGACAGACGGACCCGTCCAGGGCGCGTCCAGCGTGAGAGACGTACCCGCTGAGTTGATGTTCACAACTCTTACGGTTTTGCTCCCAACAATGAGTCGCTTCCCCCACAACGTCACCGGACCAGTGCTTGAGATCGTTGCGATCCTGCTGCCCTGAGTCGCGGCGAACGTTGTGATGGAAGACGAATCCTGTGCCGTGGTCTCATAGCGATGAGTACGACGCAGCCATGACCAACGCTTCCGAGACTCAATGTCCCGGCGAGCGTCGTTCAAGAACCCGTTCAGCGCAGCGTTGGAGTAGCTCCGGTCGGAACGTCTCCGCTTCAACGCTGATCGCGCATCAGCGAGGCGCATATTGCCTCCGATTTACGCGGGGTTAGTAGGTGACGGCACGCTTGAGCGTGATGACAAACAGACCCGAAAGGTTATTCGGGCTAGCTGACTTTTCACAATCAAAGAATGCAACCTCTCCGTTATTCACGGAAGAGGCTGTCAGCGTAAAGTCCTCAGCATCCAACTCGCTCAAGCCGTCAAGAGACGAAGCGCGAGTATCAACTGCGGCCATCATTGCCGTGTCGCCAGTACCAGCCGTTCCAGCGTTCTTAAGCTGAATCGTCCAGTAGTTGGTTCCGTTTGCGGCAAGGTCAGCGTCAGGGATAAAGGACACCCTGTCGATAACCTGGTCGCCATCAATCGCATACGCGACAGGAACAAGAGCAGTAGCACTAATGTTCACCGACACCGCATACTGAACCAGGCCAGCAAGAGTACGAGGCCCATTAGTTCCCATTGAAAGGGGAGGGGGCAAAGCCATTGGGTGGCTCCTTTTGCTGGTTAGAGCTTGATGATGGTTGCGGAAACAGTCGTGTTGTCTGCGGTTGCAGCCTTATGAGCCACCGCGACCGTCTTGCGAAGGTCAACGAGAGACTCAATGTTCGAGCGAAGAGCCGTCACATCGGTAAGCAACTTGTTCAAGTCGTCTGCGATACTCGCAAAGTTGTTGTTGATGCCAGCGTCTGCACCAGACCCCGACACAGCAGCAATAGTCTGCGAAGCAGTACCACCCGAGCTGTCCGTGAGAGCGACGGCAGTCAGAGCGTCAACCGCAAAGTCTGTGTTCGTAGCCTTCACAAGGTCTGCAGAACCGTTCACCGCAATCAGCATGTCGCCAACAGCGATGTTCGGAGCAGCGGCGTCAACGTTCACCAGCGTGCTAAATCCCTCGACGATGAGAGGAATGTTCGCACCATCCTGATACTCCGTTGACGCCTGCAGCGGACCTTCTGCTGCGTGAACAATACCGCGACGAGCAACAAAGCTTTCGGGCTTCGCGGCATCGAGCACAACACTAGTCACTTCGTAGCCGTCTCCGTCTCCGTCAACAACGTCGTACTGAACGCACGCGCCAGCCTTGATGGCCGCACCCGTCTTGTTCATTGCGTACAAGATTGCCTGTGGCGCTGCGCCACCAATCTGTGCTGAAGCACTCATTCTTAACTCCTAGTATGCGACAGCGTTGGAGCCGAAATCGACGGCGCCCTGACGCTTGAGGCTGGAACAAGCCAGCAATGGGTTGAGGTATCCGTTGACGACAAACGCATCCTGGTTGACAGGCTTGCGAGGGGCGTCGATACGGAGGATCTTGCGGTTGCTTTGACGCAGGAAGTGAAGCTGGAAACCGAAACCATCACCCATGTTCTGGGGCATGTTGTTCAAGCCGGGAAGCGTAAACATTTCGGGCTTAATTCCACCCTTCACGGTCTGGCCGGTAGTGGTCAAGAAGAAGCACTTGCCGCTGCCGCTCAGGTTGTCCGCATCGTAGACGACGGGCATCTCCTTGAACATCATGTTCTCGTAACCGTAGTCAGCCATCGTCGAATCGAAGAGGCGCTGCTTCGGAGCCAACTCCTTCTCGTAGAACCCGTAGACCACATCGTCGATAATCGCGATGTCAGGGTGCTTACCCTGTCCCGAGCAAGCCCGGTAGGTTGCGTTCCAGGTGTCGATACCGTCTACACCGAAACGGCTAATCTCTCCGTACTGGTTGCGCCAGTTGGAGTAAGAAGCCTTGCTCAAGCCACCGGGACTGTAAGTCTGCGCTCCAGGGGCTGCAAACTCGATGAAGGTCTCGAGACCATCAACCCGCTTTGCGGGAAGAGTGGTTCCGTCACCCATCAGGTCAGCACTCACGTCCGCGAGGAAAGTGTGCAGAGCCTGGTTTTGCTTGCTCTCGGCAAGGCGGATGACGCGGGACTTGCCCGAGTTCTCATCCACTTCCTGCTGGTCCATCGTCCACGAGAAGCGGTACTTCGGCCAGCCCTGGTAACGGGCCTGCTCGAGAGTGTTCTCAGGAGTGACCGAGAAGCTTTCAAACTTCGCGATTGCGCCTGTGTTCACCGAGTCCTCGAGAACAACAGCACACCGAACCTCGGTGCCTCCGTCCTCGACCGTGAACGCGCCACCACGCAGGCAGTGGAGCATAAGCGGGTGGGCACGCATAATGTCATACGTGACCTTCGGGTTGATCTTTGGGAGAGTCGCTGCAACGACTCCAACCAGATCAATGGAAACGGTGTTACTCATTTATTTCAGCTTTCGCCTGCTGGGCCTGAGGCCCATTCGGTTGTAAACGTAACAGCAGCATCTGCTGGAACGCCCTTCTCTAGAAAAGTGTCGGCAAATGCTTCACCGAACGACATGGGAATCTTGCTAGGTGCGCGACCGGCGCCAGCGTAACCAGAAGGGCGCGGCTTAGGTCGTTTATTTGGTTGACGCCTTGCGGGCGCCGCTTTTGCTGAAGCCTGACTTGCCTGAGCAAGTCGAATCAACTGGCGAGCAGCAATCTGTGGATGACTGTCTGCGAGCTGAACAAGGTCTGCGTTGTTTGGGTCTTCAAGAAGACTTCCAACTGCGGGACCAAGGCTCTTTCCGTTTACGCCCATCTGACTTGCCACTTGGTGGTAAGCAGACGTGAACGCTTCTCGACGACGAATCGGCGTGATTCCGTTCTGCAACTCTTGAAGCTTCTCGAGGAGAGGAGCCGTTGCTGCGTCTACCGCGCGTGACACGTAAAAGTTGACGTAGTCGGATGGCGATGTGCTCTGCGGGTCAGGCTCAGGAACCTCTTCGTACTCGTACTCGACTTGGTCGTTGTACTGCTGGGCCGCTTGCTGTTGGGCAATGACCATGTGCTGAAGAGTTTCGACTTGCTTTTGCAAAGCCATAACGTTTGGATCGACTTCCGGTGTTTCCGGCGCGGCAACCTGTTCCTGCTCTACACTCTCTTCAGCGAGTGTTTCGTCTCCAGGGTCTCCGCTTGCGAAGTCGAGAACTTCTTCCGTCTGCTGCTCGTCCATGTTTCCTCCATCGTTTCTCGCGCCACAAGACCGGGATTAGACAAGGACTGTGGTTTACGAGTAAACGCTAGTGCTAGCCTGAGCAAGCCTCATGCGATTGTCAACAAGGGATTTATAAATGGCGCGTATCAAACTAAGCGACCACATGATCGACAAGTTTCTCGGTGATATGAGGTCTTCTCAGCATCGCATTGACGAGGAATGGCGACCACGGTGGAACAAAGTCGAGGCTGCATACCAGGGCAAATCGCCAGAAGAGATTCATGGAGTTATGGGCGATAGAAACGCCGTCAACTTCAACTTCATTCTCTCTACAGCCAACACGATCATCCCTAGCGTCTTGCCGACAGACCCCTACATCACGTTCAAGTCGCGTGACCCAAAAGACAGAGACGCCGCTTTCGTTGCCGAAGCCTCTGTGAACTACGCATACAAAACAGGTCGAGCAAACTCAGCTACTCGCAACGTTCTTCTCGACTGCGAAAAGTTCTCGATGGGTATCGGCAAGGTTGTCTACAACCCCGCAGGGAATGTGACCCCTGTTATCCACTACGACCAAGATGCAGAGATCGAACTCGACCACGACGAAGACGCTTTGGATGGGGCTATTGGTTCAGAGATTGCCTACGAAATGGAGTCTGAAGGGTTCAACATGCTTATCGAGGGAGACGGGATTGATATCCCAACCCTCGAGCGTGTGGCTCCGTGGAACTTCTTGTTCCCTGAGGGGCATGACGACATCAACAAGTGTCCGTGGGTAGCAGAACGACTTCTGGTCAAGCTCGATGACCTCCGCATGTACGAAGGCTTTACTGTAAAGCCACACGTTATGGCGAAAGAGAATCTATCTCTTCATATGCCAGGAGGAACTCTCGAAGCCGCCATCATGCGACAGCCGGGTGCAGATATTGACCCAGGCTTTGTCGCTCTTTACGAGATTCACTACTGGGTGCGGCAGAAGAGAAAGCTTGTCCGAAGGATTCTCTGGATCCTCGACAACACCAACGCACAAGGTTTTGACCGCGTCGTCAGGCACATCGAAGACGACAGCGGCATGCGCGGCTATCCCTTTGTCATGCTTCGCACTGTCGTAAACCCCGGCAAGATGTGCGAGCCAGACATTGCCGACCTCGCCACAATCCAGCCAGTCGCAGACCGGCTTAACGCTGAACTTGCTGCTGTGCTTCGGCATCACAAGCAGGCCAGCAAGCAAAAGTATGTGGCCGCACCTGGCGCTCTCTCAGGTGACTCCCAGTTTGAAAAGCTACTTCGCTCTGAGCGAGACCTATCTGCTGCCGAGCTTCCGTCTCAGTTCAACGACGTAAGGCAGGCTCTTCAACTTGTGCCCATTGCCCCGATGCCGCCAGACGTTCCGTTCATGCTGCAGACGCTGCAGCGACTCATGTACGAAATCGGAGGCGTCGATGTCTTCCAGCGCGGAGGAGTTGCCCGAAAGGGAACCACCGCAACAGAGGTCGCAGTCGCAAGTCAGTCCTTCCAGAACCGAGCGCAAATCCGAAAGCGTGCTGTCGAGCAGTTCATCGAAGATGTTGCTCGTCGTTACCTCGACTGCATGCGTCGATACTGGACACAGACAAACTGGATTCGAGGAGCTGGCACTGGAGACGATTCGTTTATCGAAGTCAGTTCAGAGCGCATGAGAGGCGCATTCGACATCACGGCAAGCGTGTCTGAGTTCGACCCGAACGAGCAGACAAATGAGTTGCAGGCGTTCAACGGATTGCTTCAGACGATTGCTGCCACCATTCAGACGATCATGCCCCTGGTACAGGCGCAGGTTCTTCCGAAGGACACAATCAACAACTTTGTACGGAAAGCGTTTGAGCTTTGGCGCCAGGACAGCCGAAGGCTCATTGGCCCGCTTTCATCTCTAGCCAACCCGATTGCATCGCAACAAAACATTGCAGCGCAGGGACCGGCTAACCCAGAAGAAGAGATGCCGTCTGCAGGGGAAGACGTACAAGCAGCGAGCATCAACGGACAAGGTTTTGGTGGGGGTTTTCAAGGGATGTCTGGGGGACTGGCGGGCACTGGGCCTAGACCGGGAGCCGGACAAATTGTGGAGGAATAGACGTGCTTTACGAGTTCAAATGCCAGAAGTACACATGCAAGCGTGTGTTTGAAGAGCCGATGTCCCTGTCTCGATACGAGAAGGTATTGGCTATGGACCCTCCCTTCTACGAGGTGAGGTGCCCCATGTGCGATACGAAAGCCCCGAAGAGGCACTACACGGCAATGTCTACACCTCGAGTCCACAGGGACTATGGAGAGTGGAACCCGCGCACAGCCCCGAAAGAGCTTGTGGGCAGGTCGTGGACAAGCAAGGGAGAGAAAGAGCAGCAGGTCCGCGAAGTCATGGGCAGCAACTTCGTCGTCGGTGAAGTTGACCGCGACAAGACGGTCAAGCCTTTCAATCCTCAGGCTGTCCACATCAAGGCGAAAGACGTTAAGCGACCGACAGGTCCGATTGACGTGAAGTCTGCCGTGCAGAAAGCAATCAAGCCCGGTGTCTCCTTCAAGGTGAAGAACCTAGCAAAGGAGATTAACGCTCCGTACAACCGGGTCTACACCATCGTCAAGATGCTCGATGGCGTGACGAAGGTTGCCCCTGGAGAGTTTCAGCTTTCTAGTTAGCTACTGCTGGATGTACCCGCTGGCTGCGGCGTTTAAGTCTTCAGCCTCCTGACCGGCAATCTCCCACATCTCCTCCGTCCACGTAGAGGCGTCCCACGGGTTGGGCTCGTCCTCTGCTGGGCGCTGGTTAAGGCGACCGATGTAGTGGGTAATCGCGCAAGCGATTATCGCACTCATCGCATCGTCGTCGTGCATGCCGGATGGCGCACTAATCTTCAACATCCGGGTGCCTTCTGAGTCTGCTGTCACCGTTGCTGCTCTAAGGGCACGTAGCTCTTCAAACGCATTGCGGCTTCTAATCTTGATGTACTTCTCGCGGAACGCTTTGATGGCGAGGCCGATGGCTGCGTTCTTGCTCGAGGAGGTAGTACTCCACCCCAGGAGCGCAGTAGGTGAGTTGCCTACTTGGTTCACTACCTTCCGCCTGTACAGGTTGTAGTAGCGCGTGTGATAGAGCATCGCGATTAAGCCGTGACCGGCACCTGTAGCCTCTGGCGCGAGGATTGCCCGGTTGTAGTAAATGGAGATGAGCAGGAGAACATCTGCGTACTGGACCTGATCGACCTTCCCCCTCCACGCAGCAACCTGCTCGAGCGTAACCTCGTCTACAACCGTGACCGAGTCCCAGTCACCATCGTCGTGTCCAGCAGCCACATCTGCCGCAACAAGGTATCGACGGCGGGGCTCAGGATGCTTCCACACAGAGAATTGCCCGACCCCCGGCATAGCCTCAATCAACTCAGGCTTATAGGTAGTCCACATCCGCTCATACTTGTCGGGAGACCACTGAGAGGAGTCCACTATCTCGTACCACTTGTGCTCTGGGCATGAGTGGAACTCACCAGGGTCGAAGCCGACGTATGGCGCACAGATGTCGCAGGCGCACACAAAAGCCTTCTCCTGATAGTCCATGTCGTTCTTGTCGAACACAAGGCGACCGGTACTCCCAAAAGCCTCTTCGTCGGTAGACGGGTACTGTTGGCGGAAACCGGCCTGGTCTCCACCACACTTCGTCATGATGGTTTCCCTGCGCCACTGAAGAGCCTCGAGGGAAACGTAGTCTCCAAACCTGTCGAGCAGGTCTTGCTCATCAGGAGCCAGCGTCTTTCTGAAGTCCTCCTCTGAGCATCGCAAAGACTTTCGGTACTCCGTCATCAGGAACCACGGAGTGAAGATGACGTACCACTGACTGTTCTCGTCGCCTGGGTACTTCTCTTTCAGCGGCATCCAGGGCGGAATGTCACCGCCAAAGACCCTGCCGTTTGAGTACATCTCATGGTGGTAGTCGCCGCCTCCCTCGCACGTTGACTCGACATACACAAAGGAGTCGGGCGTATCCGGCACCGACTGCATCATATTGAGCATGAACTCGCGAGGGTTGTTGTAGAGGGCAATCTCGGATACGTGAACCTTGCGAGCAGTGATGCCGTTTGCGCTTGTAGCTCCGCGAGGAAGCACCACGTTAAGACGCGAACGCAAGCCCTCTGCGCCTCGAGGTGACCGGAAGTCTAGAGCGGTACGGTTGTCGTATTTACGTTTTGGCTGAAGGCTCTTCGGAAGGTGCTCGTAGAAAAGTTTGCACTTCGTAAACACCTCATGGACCGTCTTGTCCGTATGGGCGACAAACAAAGCCGTCTCGTCAAACTGGGTGACGCACTGGTGAAAGCAGTAGCCCTGGACGAATGTTGAGCAGCCTGTCTGGCGGGCCTTCGCTTCCCATACGCGAACAGGCTCTCCTGCAGCCTGGATGCCGCTAATCAACTCCCATCGGATTCGCTGTGGAAGGTTGAGAACAAGCGACTCGAACGTTCCAGCTTTCGTCTGTATTCGTAGTAGCTCGGAAGCGAACTCTGGGAAATCGACGTAGCGTCCCGAAGTGAGTTCTGCTTCAGCCGATCCCTTAGGGGCCGACCTATCCTCCCCATCTTCCCCCTTTTCATTCTCCCTATCGGCTGGAACCGATTTGCCGTAACGCCCTTTGGCATGTGCCATATCTTCTCCTTTAGCTTTTCGCCGGTAATCGGGTTCAACCCCATCAGGTAATCACGGCTGAAAGACTGAATGTCTGAAAGAGCCATCCTGCTCTTTGTGTGGTGTCTCGCTACCCAGTTCGCAAGACCGCGCAGCGTCTGCTCTCCGTAAGCCTGGGGAGGCGTCATCTCGATTCCTGCGTCGGCAAAGTCTTCATGCATCTGACTTACAACGTATGGGTGAAACCAGATGGTGCGAAACTCTTTATCTGCAGTTGGCCCTCGAGTGACAAGTTCAATGCGCTCGCTTTCAAGCAAAGACATGTACGTCTGCACGTAGATGAGAGGCACACCCAGAGCAAGGCAGGCGACTAGGTCTGAGACCACTGTGGTGTGTGAAGCTATCCACATGTTGATCATCGGGCTCCACAAATCCAGAACGATGGCGCTCTCTGGAATAGGACAGCCGACAACACGCCTCCTCTGCATGCCGGGAAAGCGCATGTAAGGAGAAGCGTCTCCACGCATCGCAGCCTTGAACTCCCGCATGTGACGCTCAGGGCGAGAGATATCGCCAAACCTGGTCCAATCCCCCACCCCCCACATCGAACCCTTTACGTCCCAGCGATGCGCTTTGACCTTAGAGAGTTCACTCGTCTCATTCTTGAGCCACCACGACACACCTAGTCCGCAGGCTCAGACTTCTTCACGGCTTTCTTAGCAACCGGGCGCTTCGTCGTTTTTTTTGCGGTAACTGGCTTTTCAGACCATCGCCACACCTTTGCGACGAGAACGCCACGCATGAGCTTTGCCCCAGGGAACAACTGCTCTGGCGCGTATTCCTGGGCGCCCGAAGTAAGCTGGAGCTGGGCCAGGCCTTTGTCCTTCTGGTGACGCCAGCCCGTGACCATCACGTCCCTAATCTCTCCGAAGTAGTTCACCCGCACAAAGTCACCGATACGGACGTTGCCTTTCGCTACATTCATCTCAAACATCTCAATCCCTTCTCGCCTTTCGGCATAACTCAATCGCAATAAAGAAGACCCGACATGCTCAAAAAGCGCCGAGTGCTAAGGAAAAGGAAAGTCAAAAAGCGTGACCCGAAGCTCGCTAGCGCAGGGGTCTCCGCGTACAACAAGCCGAAGAGGACACCCAGCCACCCGAAGAAGTCGCACGTCGTTGTCGTAAAGAAAGACGGGCAGACAAAGACAATCCGCTTCGGAGAGCAGGGCGCCTCGACCGCAGGAAAGCCAAAGCCTGGAGAGCCCCTTCGCATGAAGAAGAAGAGGAAGTCCTTCAAGGCGAGGCATCGGAAGAACATCGCTAAAGGCCCGATGTCCGCTGCTTACTGGGCTGACAAGGTGAAGTGGTAGACGAGGAGTCGAGCCTGTCGGCGCAACGCTCCACAAATCGAGACAGCTCTCGCAGCGCGGAAGCTAGCCTTCGGAAAGCACAGGGCACAAATCCTCCATACTTGCGTACTTACGCAAACACTGCTGTAGACTCCCGCTGAACGTCCAGGGGCTATCCTCCATCCCTCTCAGCCCCCCGCCTACCCACCAGACCCCCCTCTGGTGGGTAGTGTCGGTTTTGGGGTATCGAGGTCCGTCCACCGAAACGTAGGTGTGCCGCTACCGAGCCATCCCCCGCTCGTATTCGTGTAGAACCAGTCAATAGCCTCTTCCTCTGAGCAGTCCCCCATCTCGAGGGTCGCCTGGATGCATAAGTCCGCATCGTAAACAGCAACCCAAACACCCGGCTTTCGAGGCCAGTTGTCGTGAGGGAAGTCTGTAATGCCGAGAAGCGCAGCGTCGTAAAACTCGCGAGGCTCGAGAAGCAAGGCGTCAGGGTTCTTCTCCCGAAGAGACTGAACGATCCCCTCAGGCGAATCAGGCCAGGGGCCGTTCATCTGCCGAATCATACGAAGACACCACATCAAACACCCCCCTCGTCACCGTCCAAGGCAGTACTCCCCACATGGATGATGTCATCCACAAGCCCCGACAACTCATCCTCCCAGCCGTCCGGCATAAACCCACGAACACCACGCAGCCGAGCCTGCACCTCCTCAAGACCGTCAAGAGCATCCGCAAGCCAGGACGAAGGAACAACACGACCCCGAGCAGAAGCAACAACGCACTCCCGGGCATAACGAGCAACAGGCATACCCCGACAAGAAGCAGCCTCCACAACCACCTCCCGCTCCTCAACACTCAAACGCAACTCGAGACGAACAACACGACTACCCATAACGACGAAGACTATACCGGCTATTCGGCTCAAAAAAAAAGCGAATAGCCGGCTATCTCGGAACAAAATCGCCGGGTTTTATAGGAAAAACTGCCCCCGCGTCATACCTCCTTATCTTCTTCTCTCAAGCAACGCTCCGCATTGCTCTCCATCAGAAAACCCAAACCCTCTCGAAAAACATCCCGGCCTATACCCCCTAACGACAAGCCACCCCTGGTCGCAGTCGAGATGAACACAAG